AAAGATGGTTTGAACTCCTGAACTTCTTCGAGATTAGTCGTATCTATACTTCCACTAAAATCACTCTCACTATAATTCACGGTCGTTGTATAAAGTTTTTTACTCTCCTCGGCGTCGTTATAATAAATTTCGAGTGTATTATCACCAATAATCTTTTCATCAAACTCCTTTTTACCTATAACGTCGACCGAAACATTTGTCCAGTCTTTAAGGTTTCCAGCCTCGTTATTTTCGTATCTATGAATTTCGTTTCCCGATTTATCTTTTAAAACAAAAATCCATTTAGACACGTTACCTTCTATGTTGGCTTTATTAGCCCACGAAAGTTTTAAACCCTCGACCTTATAATACTCAGCCTGGCGTCTAACTTTTATAATCAACCAAATGACTAATAGAATGATAATAAGAAGGGGTATCATTTTATATATCACGAGATATTAATTTTTAATAATATATTTATTTTTCTTCGAGTTCTTCGAGATCATCAAAATAATTTGATTTTCTAGGTAAAACAACGGCAATGGTTATACCAACCGCAATCAAAGCCAATGTGAAAAATAACATTGGTGCAGCATTTCCCAAATTTCTAGACGATAACATTATTCTATTTTATATAATCTACAAATAAAATATTTATAAACTATAAATGAATATCCGGCCTGTATCCACAGTCCTTCTCGAAGCACTCACGATAGGTGTTATCTTACAATTATTATTCTGGGCAATAACGAAATATTTATATAATGGGGTAGGTGTACTTATAATTGTTGGTGCATTAATACACGTTTTGTTTGAATTTTCACCTTTCGGTAATATTAATGAAAAATGGTGTAAAATTATATTTAAATGATAATTAAATTAACCGTCTAACTCGTTCATTTCCGCTAAAATACAATCTTTTTCTCTAAGAAAACCAACTAAATCGTCGTTCAATTCGCTTAATTTATTTACAACTTCGTCGTTATACTCATCAAGGTAGGTTTTGTAAAATTCTCTTTCATTACCTACATTGTGTCCCTTATCCAAAAGAGCACCGATAGTGTATCTGGGTAATCTCATATTAAGTTCTTGAGCTCGTTTTTTAACAGCGTCTTTACGAACATTTGCAGTAATTCTTTGTCTAATCTTAGTTTTACGAATAGTCCTTTGTACGTCCACAATCTTTTGTTCCAGTCTTCGTAATTCATTCTCGTTGTGAGCCATTTCAATCTGTCGCAATTCCCTATGAAATCCAACATCATCAGCAATTTCTCGAGGAACGTTTATATGTGGTAAAACTGAATTAACATAACGCAATAAATCTCGTGCTTCCTCTGGAGAAGTCATCAAAACGTCGTCGTCTTCGCCTGATGGATCTTCAATACCCGTATCTGCATCCGCATTCTGTAAATCTTCTGAATCATCATCGGTATCGTAATATCTACGTCTATTACTTCTCTGTGCTGAAAATGGTGTTTGTATATCACGACGTATAATTTCGCGAATCCTAAATTGCTCATCGTCATCGGATTCAGAATCGTCATTCGAATTTGATCGAGACATTGTGTCGTGTACTTTTTTTATTGAGTTGCACATTTCAAGATAATTTCCTTCGGGGATTACCTCGGAATTCAAGTCAATTAAACGCATTAAATTGGTAAGCTCGTCCATTTTTAATAACTTAGTTTTTTTATATTTTTACATCGACTTAGGTTTTTTTTGTGTATATTTTACATTTTATTACCGAATTGGTGGAATATTTAACTGAATATCATTAAAAGAATCTATAATACGTTGTGTTGCACAAACAAAATTTGAGTACACCAAAATCTCATTTTCTATATTATCGCATTCAACTATATACCGTTCCCTTAAACCTCTAAGGTACCCATTAATTAAGTTCATATAATCCTTAAAAAAATCATTTGAATTCGAAGCGTGTCCAAGTTCTTGTAAATCCTGTAAAGTCTCACAGTATGGTAAATTTAGGGCATCACAATACGAATCGAGTGCTTCTCTTTTTACACGCGCGGTTATACGGTGTTTTATTTTTACTTGATTCAGTGAACGTTTTAATCTTTTTCTTTCTCTAACAAGAACCATACATCGTTCATAAATAACATCCATTGGGTTTGGTTGTAAACTACGAGGTAAGGTACGTGGACGTCTAGTATTATGTCTATTTAGAAACATATCTTTTAGTTTATTACAAATTTCTAAATAATCACCTTCTGGCAATTCATCGGAATGATCGTCCACGAGTGTCATTATTTTTTGAATAACGCGCGTATTCGTATCATTCTCCGTAGACATGATTACTTAATTTAATTTTTATTTTTATTTTTATTTTTAATACTTTTTGAAAGTAAGAGTAAAGCTTCGATAGCTTCGCCAATATCTTTATGTTTTAAACAGAATCCGTTCTTACCAGCTCTGCAATAACAGTTCTCGTAGGGACAGTTTGGTCGCATTTTTATTTTTTAGTTTTTAGTTTTTTTACATTTATCACAAACTTAGGTTTCCGATTCACTTATATATTCACCTTCTTCTTCCTCGGTTAAATCACCATCAAGATCATATTCACCCTCGTCATCTTCATCAGCCTCGTGGTGTTCAATATCGTCAATATTTTCGGGTAAAATGTTATACAAATCAGCCCAATCTATGTATCTTTTAATTTCGTAATCATCAATAAGATCGTTCATGGATATTTGATCACACACACCCCAATCATCCTCCAATACCCATCTCCAATACCCAACGTTTCTACGGTCAATAGTTTGTGGAAATAATTCGACAGAAAAGTTTTCGCCTTCTTTATACCCATCCTCGACAAGTTCCTCGATTTTTTCGTCCATGTATATGTTATACATGTTTCTCAAAATACCAACGGGTGCATCGCGTATAGACAATTTAGGTTCGTGGGTAAACGTAATAAAATGTGCTTGACCGTAAGTCGTATCTACTTTATTTTTAGAAATACCCATGTAAGCGAGATTTTTTTTATTATTTTTAGGAATAAGGTGTTCGGGATAACCAAAATCGGCGCGTAATGCGTATACATCACTATTCGTATCGGTTAATTTATTACAGAGATCATTGAGGTGCGTGAGTTTAACGAGCGTAGTACAATTTTTAATAAGTTCAAAGGTAAGATTATTCATTTTTATTTATATAACATAGTGTAAACTATTTTTTAAGTAGGATAATTACTCGTTAATTATCAAATTCAACATCTTCATCATCCTCAACGGGCTTATAAGGCATGATTTTAGTAAGTTCGTTCCATACAAGAACTGGAGGAATCTTATTCTTGGCAATAAATTTTTCACCGGATTGAATATCTGTAAAATACTTTTTAAGATATATCTTCCAGAATTCTTTCGTTTTATTACGAATTACACGCGGAACAATTATCATGTTCTTTTTGCCATCGTTAGATAATTTCTTCGATAACATTTCAAAAAAGGGTTCAATAATACCTTCACACCCTTTATTTTCATAAAAGAACTCAACAAATCGAAGATCTTCCCTTCCATCCGGTTTACTCAATCCAATATAAGAAAGAGAATCAAATTGTTTTGGATTACATTTATCCGGGAAACTATCATTAGCTTCAAGACCCCAAATTTCCATATCCAATTTACCATCACTCGCAATGGATGAAAAGAGATCATTCATCTCTTCGACTTGAACAAGGTTCGTGCTTTTTTTCAACAATTCATAAAAAACAGACATTTTTATTCTTTTAATTTACTTTTTACATTTGATCAAGTTCACTTAGGTCTTCGTTGTCTTTTAAAATTTCCTCGGCAACAATTTGATAAAAAGCTATTTTATAAACCAAAAACCCAAAAAGTGTTGCGCCCATATTAAAATCGAATGGAAAATCCGAGGAATTCCACATGGACTCGGCTAATGCAAGAGATGTAGGTACTAAAAGTCTTCTATTTAAATTGAAAGAACGTTCTATGTTATCAACATACTCAGAAAGTGAATTTACATAAATATACGAAGCAACAGTCCCAATACTTGCAGAAATACCATCAATAGGTGTATGGAACATAAAATGGTAGGTTGATACAATGGCACCGTATTGTAATGTTGACTTTTTTATTTTAGATTTAAAATATTCATATTCCTCTATACCTTCTTTCCTTTTTGTAGGACATGATATCCGAAGCGTTTTACTACCAGGGTTTATTATACTCAACATAGTATACATTATAAAATATATAGTTAAAATAATATGCACATCGTAGACATTTTAGGTTGGGTAGGAAGCACTTTATTAACTATAAATTTAATACCACAAATATATAAAATTCATAATACTAAAAAAGTTGACGATATCAGTACATATTTTATAATAGTAAATATAACAGGGTTACTATCATATTCTATTTATGCTTGGTATAATAATATATTACATATGGCTATTTCAACTACTCTCAGTGCATGTTTTAGCATATATTTGTTTTTTCTAAAGTGTATCTATACCCTTAATTAAATAATTAGGATCTTGAAAATATTTTTCCTTAAATTTACGTTCTCTGTTTTTTAATCTTTCACACTCACATAAAGAATCGTTTATACGTCTACGTATTTCGTGTATATTATCATTATTTGTCCATTTATCACCAAACATAGCTGTATATTTCAAATTACGTCTCCGTAAAGTTGTTTCTGCAATAAGTGTTCTATATAGAACAAGTGAATACGAATCATATTCTCTTCTCTTAAAATCTTCGTGATTAAATTCTTCGTAAGCGAGTAATTGCATACGATTATAAAGAGCATTATGGTTCGCCCCACTTTTCTCTCCATTTTCTGACCAACGTTTCGAGTCTTTCAGTTGGGAGTTGTGAATCTCGCCTTTCTCTTGTTTTTTTCGGGGTTTCCGGGCACACAAGATTTTCGTATTCGTATTTTTGAGATTTTTCCCATATAATCCTTTTAACGTCTTCGCAGAGCCCTTCAGTTGCCTGACAGAAAGCGAGTTTGAAGTCGTGGGTGTGTAAGTGCATGTAGTCCATATTTTCATTTATTTATTGTGTATATTTAATTTTAATCTTTTTTGACTTAGGTCTATAATGCATAAATAAAGGGTCAAACTTGGAATATTCGAGTATAACACGTTCACCGACATCGTTTACAGACACCAAATTATCCGAAGATTTATTATCTGGTAATAACATTATTTTATCGTTATCTATCAAAGACACTTTTGAAACTGTTTTAGAAAGAGTAGGTGTATCGATCACATCACTTGGTACATTTTTTATACTAGTTTGAAATAACCTACAAACACTGGAATAAAAAGGGAACATTTTTGTTTGTATTTGCTATTATTTATGTTTATTTTTTTATATACTAAATACAAGATGGTTTCACTCCAGGAATTACCAAAAAAAGTACAGTACATAACAGTGGATTCAAAATTTGTTACGGGTACTAATAATACTTTTTCAATCGACCTTAATTTAACAGCAAACACACATGTGTCCGACATGAGTAAAGTATGTGGATTTAAAGTTGTTGATTTTTACGTTACTCAAGTTGGTACAACAAGTAGTGGAGCTGGTAACGGTGCTAAATTTATAGACATCGTATGTGAAAATATACCCAAAGTCGCACAGATTCTCGACGAGCGTCATGGTCAAATACTCACTCGAATACCTTTAGAAAGACAATTTGATGGTTCAAACAATTTTAAAATACACGATAAACAATGGCGTGGATTTAATAGAGAAACAAGTTTATTTAACCCCATCTCTATACAAAAACTCGACTTTGTACTTTACGAACAACAGGGTAACGGGAATTATGTCACATTACAACCAGATTCGGAATGGTTCATGACGTTGGAAATTACATCAATAGATGTTAAAGAAAAACCTATAAACAGAGAAATTCTTATACTCGAAGCACTACACAATCTTATCGGGAAGATAGACGAACTCAACATAAATGTTAAAAAACTTCCAGATAAGGAGGATATCGAAAAAATGGAAAAAGAAAAGAAAAAGAAATACCCCTTATATTATCTCGCCTTTTGCATTGCATTAATTGGCGGTGGATTTTACTTCATAAAAAATAAAGTTAGACCACAACCCGTACCTCTTCAACCTACTTTTTAGAAGCTGACTTTGTCTTCTTAACAGTTTTCTTAGCTGGGGCTGGAACTGGGGCTGGCGCTGGAGCTGGGGCTGGAGCTGGGGCTGGGGCTGGGGCTGGGGCTGGAGTTGGGGTTGGAGCTGGTTTCACAGTTCGTGCTGGAGCTGGGGGAACAGCTTTTGGTGGATCGATGTGATCCGCAATTTGTTTAATAATACTAT